ATTGCGATGATGGAAGAATATGGCGCGGATCGGCTGGTAGCCGAGGTCAATCAGGGGGGGGACATGGTTGAGTCCGTGATCCGTCAGATTGACCCGCTGGTACCGTATCGGTCGGTGCATGCCTCTAAAGGCAAGATCGCGCGGGCCGAGCCTGTGGCCGCGCTTTATGAGCAGGGACGGGTGCGGCATTTGCGTGGTTTGCGCGTGTTGGAGGATCAAATGTGTCTGATGACCACACGCGGGTTTATGGGCAAAGACAGCCCGGATCGGGTCGATGCTTTGGTCTGGGCCTTGCATGAGTTGATGATTGAGCCCGCTGCCAAGTGGCGCAGGCCACGGGTACGGAATTTATAGTTACTATTTGGTTAAATGTACGCGCCACAGGTCAGCAGGGATTTAACCTGTAACGTGGATATTTGTACAAACAAGAAGACAGGGAACTGTCACGAAAATCGGTGAGATAAATTGGTGAAGAGACGAGGAGCTTCTTCTTATGGCGTTTAATTTCTTTAGAAAGGGTGCAACCGTGCCCGAGCAAAAGGCTTCGGCGACGGGGCCTGTGGTGGCGTATCATGGGGCGGGACGTGTGGCCTGGAGCCCACGAGATGTGGTGTCCTTGACCCGCACGGGTTTTTTGGGGAATCCAGTTGGATATCGGTGTGTGAAACTGGTGGCGGAGGCCGCTGCGGCGCTGCCTTTGGTGCTGCAGGATAGCGAGCGGCGGTATGATGAGCACCCGGTGCTGGGTTTGATCCGGCATCCCAACGCCAGCCAGGGGCGGGCCGAGTTGTTCGAGGCGCTTTATGGTCAACTGTTGTTGACTGGCAATGGGTATCTTGAGGCCGTGCCGGATGACATGGGCGCGCCGATTGAGATGCATGTTTTGCGCAGTGACCGTATGAATGTGGTTCCGGGCGTTGATGGTTGGCCGATTGCATATGACTATGCCGTTGGTGGCAAAAAACACCGCTTTGATATGAGTGGTGATTTGCAGCCGATTTGCCATATCAAGACGTTTTCGCCGCAAGATGATCATTACGGGTTTTCGCCAATGCAAGCGGCGGCCAGCGCGGTGGATGTTCACAATTCCGCGTCCCGTTGGAGCAAGGGATTGCTAGACAATGCGGCGCGGCCTTCGGGGGCAATTGTGTATCGCGGATCGGACGGGCAAGCGAGCCTGACGCCGGATCAATACGATCGTTTGGTGGACGAGATGGCCAGCCAGCATCAAGGGGCCGCGAATGCGGGGCGTCCGATGTTGTTGGAGGGTGGTTTGGACTGGAAACCGATGGGGTTCTCGCCCTCGGATATGGAGTTCCAAAAGACCAAGGAAGCCGCGGCGCGCGAGATTGCGATTGCCTACGGTGTTCCACCGATGTTGTTGGGTATTCCTGGGGACGCAGCCTATGCAAATTACCAAGAAGCCAACCGTGCGTTTTACCGGTTGACGGTTTTGCCGCTGGCGACCCGTGTGGCGGCTTCGGTTTCGGAGTGGTTGATGCGTTTTGGTGGTGACGCTGTCGAGCTGAAGCCCGATCTGGATCAGGTTCCGGCCCTGTCGGCCGAACGGGACAACCAGTGGAAGCGGGTGAGTGAGGCTGCGTTTTTAAGCGACACCGAAAAGCGCGCCCTTTTGGGATTGCCAAAATTGTCGGAGGATGAATGACCGATGAGCGCACACACGCGACTGGATCGCGGTTCTTATACGATAGTTTTGATGCCGCAACCGCCCGTATTGAGGCCAATGAACGGGTGACCAAATTGCAATTTGAGGCTTTGGCTGACCGTTTGGCACGCATTGAAGTGATGATCGAGCGGTTGGAAAAACGGCTGTGGCTGGCGGTTTATGGCGTGGTTGGCGTGGTGTTGACCCAAGGCGTAATCTCGCTGCTGGATGCGGCACCTAAGTAGGAAGATGGACATGAAATCAATGGATTATGAGACCGGTTTGGAGCGCAAGTTCTGCCGGATCGATAGTGGTGTGACCGTTACTGATGGCACTTTGATCGAAGGTTACGCCAGTTTTTTTGGCAAATGCGACCAGGGTGGCGATGTAGTTGAGGCGGGGGCTTATGCCGCGTCTTTGGCCAATCTTGCCCAAAAAGGACGTAATGTTAAGATGCTGTGGCAGCATGACCCGACCCAGCCAATTGGCATTTGGGACGAGGTGCGTGAGGACAAAAAGGGCCTGTATGTTAAGGGTCGTTTGTTGCTGGACGTCGAAAAGGGCCGCGAGGCGGCGGCGTTGATTGAAGCGGGGGCGATTGACGGTTTGTCGATCGGATACCGCACCAAAAAGGCACATAAGAATGGCAAGGGCCAGCGGCTCTTGGCTGAACTGGAGCTTTGGGAGGTGTCTTTGGTCACTTTCCCGATGCTTCCAGAAGCGCGGGTGGGGGCCAAGGGGGAAACTCCGGATGCTGATGCTCTGCGTGATCTGGCGGGCGTTATCAATGATGCGCGCCACATGCTGGCCCGCGACTGAGCCAGCGATCTAACCTCCCTTTTTTAAAGGAACACTAAATGAGCAAAACCGACCGAAAGGCTCGGGACGTTGGACATGCGCCAACGGACCTGTCTCCGGCTGCCGAGGTGAAGACCGCGATGGCCGGTTTCGTAAATGATCTGAACGAGTTTCAGGACAAACTTAATTCCAAACTGCAACAACAAGAAGAGCGATTGACCATGCTGGACCGCAAGACAATGACCCATAAACGCCCTGCACTTTCTGCAGCGGCCGAGACCGAAGCCCCACACCAGAAAGCGTTCAACGCTTATTTGCGTTCGGGCGATGATGACGCGCTGCGCGGCATTCATTTGGATGGCAAATCCATGAACACATCTGTTTCGGCAGACGGTGGTTATCTGGTGGACCCGCAAACAGCGGACACCATTCAATCGGTTTTGAACTCCACAGCATCTTTGCGTTCCATCGCAAATGTGGTGAATGTTGAGGCGACATCCTTTGATGTGCTGATCGACCACACCGATGTTGGTGCCGGTTGGGCCACTGAAACCGATCCATCCGTTGAAACCGGCACGCCCTCCATTGACCGCATCACCATCCCGTTGCACGAGTTGAGCGCGCTGCCTAAAGCCAGCCAACGCCTGCTGGATGACAGTGCATTTGACATCGAGAGCTGGTTGGCCGGTCGTATCGCTGACAAATTCTCGCGCGCAGAAGCCGCGGCTTTTGTTTCTGGCGATGGCATCGACAAACCAACGGGTTTTCTGACGCATACGGCTGTAGATGACGCAAGCTGGGCCTGGAACAACCTGGGCTATATCGCCACTGGTGTCGATGGTGATTTTGATGGCGTAACGCCAGCGGATTCGATCATTGATCTGGTTTATGCGCTGGGTGCACAGTACCGCGCAGGTGCGACGTTCATCATGAACTCGAAAACCGCCGGTGCCGTTCGCAAGATGAAAGACGCTGATGGCCGCTTTTTGTGGTCCGATGGTCTGGCCGCAGGCGAGCCTGCTCGTTTGATGGGTTATCCAGTTTTGATCGCCGAAGATATGCCTGACATTGGATCGGACGCCACGGCGATTGCCTTTGGTGACTTTGCCGCTGGTTACACTGTGGCCGAGCGTCCTGATCTGCGTGTTTTGCGTGATCCGTTCAGCGCCAAGCCACATGTTCTGTTTTATGCGACAAAGCGTGTTGGTGGTGATGTAAGCGATTTCGCTGCGATCAAACTGCTGAAATTCTCGGTCTCCTAAGGGATATCGAGAGAGGTCATCCCCCATCTATGCGGGGGGTGACCGATTGGGCGTACGCCGAGATTTTTTCGTGTTGTCTAGCTGCTCCCCTCCGTCCGAGCAATGCGAATGGCGTGCGCCCGCCTACCGACCAGGGGCCCCAATTACCGGAGAATTTTATGATGTTAATCGAGCAGACCACAGTGCCCACGCTGGCGCTGCCAATTGCAATATTCAAAGACCACTTGCGGATGGGCACGGGGTTTGCCGATGATGCGGTGCAGGATGCGGTGTTGGAAAGCTACCTTCGCAGTGCGATGGCGGCAATTGAGGCACGCACAGGTAAGGTTTTGATAGAACGCAGCTTTATGTGGTCGTTGACCGCATGGCGGGCGCTGGATCAGCAGGCGTTTCCTGTGGCCCCCGTGAATGCAATTACCGAATTGCGCTTGCTGGATCGGTTGGCGGTTGTGACCGTGATTGATTCCGCGCGCTATGGTTTACAAAAAGATGACCACCGCCCCAAATTGTTGGCGGCAAGTGGCAACCTTCCGGTGATCCCGATTGGTGGCAGTGCCGAGGTGATTTTCACGGCAGGTTTTGGTACCGTTTGGGAAGATTTGCCGGCTGATGTGACCCATGCGGTCATGTTGCTGGCAGCGCATTATTATGAGCACCGTGATGTCGGCGGGGCGGGCAATGATGTGATGCCTTATGGTGTGACCAGTTTGATTGAACGCTATCGCACGGTTCGGATTTTGGGCGGGGCAGCGTCATGAGTGCGCCTGTTTTAAATCGCAAGCTGGTGCTGGAGGATCCGGTGCAATCACCGGATGGTTCGGGTGGGTTTGTCGAGAACTGGGTTGAGCTGGGCACGTTATGGGGTGAAATAAGTGCCGGTACCGGGAGCGAGAAAGCGGGAGAATTTGTCACCGTTTCCAATGTTCCCTACCGGATCACCGTTCGTGCGGCGCCCGTGGGTGCTGAATCGCGCCCCAAACCAAATCAGCGGTTTCGCGAAGGAACACGTTTGTTTCGCATCAAGGCTGTGACGGAACGTGATCCTCAGGCCCATTACCTGACCTGTTATGTTTATGAGGAGGTATCGTCATGAGTTATGGAGTTTCTGCAGCCCTACAGGCGGCAATCTACCAGCGCCTCACGGCGGATACGGCTTTGGCGGCCTTGGTCGGCACAGCGATCTATGACAATGCGCCGTCGGGAACGATTTTGGGCACCTATGTCAGTTTAGGACCTGAGGATGTTCGGGACCGTTCCGATAAGACAGGTTTCGGCGCGCTGCATTTGCTCACCATTAGTGTGATTTCGGACGCGGCTGGGTTTCAGGTGGCCAAGCAGGTCGGCGCTGCGGTGAGTGATGCGCTACAGGGCGCTGAGCTGGTTCTGGCGCGCGGCGCACTTTGTTACATCAACTTTAACCGTGCAACGGCACGGCGGGTTGGCACCGGAGAAACACGCCGGATTGATCTGCAATTTAATGCGCGGGTTGAAGACAGCTAAGAAATGTCGGGACCGCATATCAAGCCTGAGGGTTTTCTTCGCGAAGAAGGCCCCGCAGGGACTGATGAGCGGCCCGGATACAGTGATCTAATTTTCAGAAAACAATGGAGTGACAGCTATGGGTGCCCAAAACGGCAAGGACCTTTTGATTAAACTCGACATGACCGGAGGCGGTTTGTTTGAGACCATTGTGGGGCTGCGTGCCACACGGATTAGTTTTAATGCCGAAGCGGTCGATGTGACCTCTTTGGAGAGCCAAGGTGGCTGGCGCGAATTGCTGGGTGGAGCTGGCGTTAAAGCGGCTTCGATTTCCGGTTCGGGCGTGTTCAAAGATGCGGCCACGGATGAGCGCGCGCGGCAGATTTTCTTTGATGGTGAAACGCCGAATTTTCAGGTGATTATTCCCGAATTTGGCATCATCGAAGGTGCGTTCCAGATGACGGCGATTGAGTATTCCGGCAGCTACAACGGTGAAGCAACGTATGAGCTGAGCATGGCCTCGGCAGGCGCATTGACCTTCACACCGGTTGTGCCATGAGCAACCCTTGGGCTGGTGAAGTGGCCTTAAGCCTGGATGGGCAGATGCACAATTGCAAGCTGACACTCGGGGCATTGGCCGAACTTGAAGCGTCTTTGGAAACAGGGACGCTGATTGGGATGGTTGAGCGATTTGAGAGCGGTCAGTTCAGCACACGTGATGTGCTGGCGCTGATTGTGGCCGGATTGCGTGGCGGCGGCTGGCAAGGGGGCGCAGTAGATCTGTTGTCTGTCGAGATCGCGGGCGGCCCTGTTGAGGCTGCGCGCGTGGCGGCGGAATTGCTGGCGCGGGCCTTTGCTGTTCCGGATGTGGCTGCAGGATGAGCGGGTTTGACTGGCCGGCTTTGATGCGGGCAGGTCTGCGTGGTCTTGGTTTGCGGCCTGGTCAATTTTGGCAACTGACCCCTGCGGAATTTCTGATGATGCTGGGTGAGGGTGGGGTGGATGCGCCGATGGGCCGTTCGCGGCTAGAGGAATTAAGCCAGGCGTTTCCAGATAAAGGGGCGCCCGAAAAAATGGAGACTAAATAATGACAAGAGAAGTGGACGGGCTGGACGGATTTGACGATCAGGTTGCAGCACTTGAGACAACGATGAGCAGTGCCACGTCGATGACGGCGGCCTTTGATAGCGAACTTGGCAAAATGCGCGACAGCCTGACCACAACCAACCGCGAGGTGGATGTTTTATCGAAAGGCATGAGCCGTGGCCTAAAATCGGCCTTTGACGGCTTGGTGTTTGATGGACTCAAGCTGTCGGACGCTTTGGGCAAAGTGGCGGATTCGATGATTAAGGCAACCTATAACGCCGCAATCACACCGGTTACCAAACATATTGGTGGCCTGATTTCGAGCAGTATCAGCAGTATTGTCGGCGGCAGCTCCGCCTATGCGGATGGGGCTAGTTTTTCGCAAGGCCGGGTGATGCCTTTTGCCAACGGTGGCATTGTCAGTGGGCCGACCACATTTCCAATGCGTGGTGGCACTGGCCTGATGGGCGAAGCCGGCCCCGAGGCGATTATGCCGCTGACCCGTGGCATGAACGGGCGGTTGGGCGTTGAGATGAACGGCCAATCAGCCCCTGTCAATATAACGATGAATATATCAACCCCGAATGTCGAAGGCTTTCAGCGTTCGCAGGGGCAGATTGCATCACAAATGGCGCGCGCTTTGGGGCGTGGGCAACGCAACCGCTAGGAGGGCGACGCAATGGGTTTTCACGAGGAAAGATTTCCGGCCAGTTTGAGTTTTGGCGCGGTTGGTGGTCCTGAGCGGCGCACCGAGGTTGTGACACTTGCCAATGGATTTGAAGAGCGCAACACTCCATGGGCCTTCTCGCGGCATCGGTATGATGCGGGGTTGGGTATGCGTTCGTTGGATGATGTTGAGTTGTTGATTGCGTTTTTTGAGGCAAGGCAAGGACAGCTATATGGGTTCCGTTGGAAGGATTGGTCGGATTACAAATCCGGCAAGGCCTCTTTTGAGACGAATTTTGAAGACCAGGTGATTGCCATTGGGGATGGGGTGACCTCGGCGTTCGCTTTGAACAAAACCTATACGTCCGGTGATGCAACTTATGTGCGCCCTGTAACCAAACCGGTTTTGGGCAGCGTGACGATTGGAATCCAAGGTGATCAGTTGCAAGAGTCCATTCATTTTGATGTGGATACGGCGACCGGTATTGTAACCTTTGACCACCCACCGGATGAGGGGGTCGAGGTGACAGCCGGGTATGAATTTGATGTTCCTGTGCGGTTTGATACAGACCGGATCCAAGCCTCAGTGGCGAGTTTTCAAGCTGGGCAGGTGCCGAACGTGCCCGTGGTAGAGGTGCGTATCTGATGGGTGTTTCAGCAGAGTTTCAGGCACATTTGGGCAGTGGCATTACAAATGTGTGTCGGTGTTGGGCTGTAGTTCGCAGTGATGGTGTTTCTTATGGGTTTACCGATCACGATCGCTCATTGGCGTTTGAGGGCGTTGATTTCAAAGCGGATTCCGGTTTGGCGGCAAAGGCATTGCAGCAGACATCTGGTTTGGCTGTAGACAATAGCGAGGCCTTGGGCGCGATATCGGATGCAGCGATCACTGAAGAAGATATCTCGGCCGGTCGATTTGACGGGGCCGAGGTTCGGGCCTGGTTGGTGAATTGGGCGGATCTGGATCAACGTGTATTGCAGTTTCGCGGCACGATTGGCGAGTTGCGTCGCAGTGGTGGAGCATTTCAAGCAGAATTGCGCGGCTTGACCGAAGCGTTGAACCAGCCACAAGGGCGGGTCTATCAAAAGCCTTGTACGGCTGTGTTGGGCGACAAAGACTGTCGGTTTGCCTTTGATGTGCCAGGGTACGTTGCAGAGATGGCTGTAGAGGATGTTGAAGAAGCCCGCATTTTCCGGTTTGCCGAAATAAGTGGATTTGACGCACGTTGGTTCGAGTATGGCCGGTTTGTTGTCTTGAGTGGTGAGGCGGTCGGTTTGGTCGGCGCGATCAAGAATGACCTCCAGACTGAGGATGGTCGCGTGATCGAGTTGTGGGAAGGATTTCGCGCAAAGATCGCGACCGGTGATTTGGTGCGCATTGAGGCTGGTTGTGACAAGCGCAGCAATACCTGCCGCTTGAAATTCGATAATTTTCTGAATTATCGCGGCTTTCCTGACATCCCTGGTGAGGATTGGCTGATGTCATATCCGACCAGTGGTGGTGTCAATAATGGTGGGAGTTTGAGCTGATGTCAGACATTGGGGAGCAGGTTGCCTGCCTTGCTCGGGGTTGGATTGGTACGCCGTATCGGCACCAAGCGTCGACCAAAGGTGCCGGCACAGATTGTCTGGGTTTGCTGCGCGGTGTGTGGCGAGAGGTTTACGGGGCAGAGCCGGAAACGGTGCCTGCCTATACGTCCGATTGGTCTGAACCACAGGGCGAAGAGCGTTTGTGGAGGGCGGCCTTGCGGCATCTAAGGGTGCAGCAAGGGGCGGCTGTAGGTGATCTGCTGTTGTTTCGTATGCGAGCGGGTGGGGTGGCCAAGCATTTGGGGATTATGGGTCAATCCGGTCCAACCCCGACTTTTATTCATGCCTATACGGGGCACGGGGTGGTTGAGAGCCCTCTGAGCACACCGTGGCAGCGCCGCATTGTGGCGCGATTTGCGTTTCCCGAGGAGGGGCTCTGATGGCGACTATTGTATTATCATCAATCGGATTTGCGGCAGGTTCGTCGGTAGGCGGTGCCGTTTTAGGGATGTCGAGTGCCGTCATTGGCCGCGCTGTCGGGGCAACGCTTGGCCGTGTGTTGGATCAGCGGATCATGGGGGCAGGCTCGGACGTTGTCGAAACCGGTCAAGTAGACCGTTTCCGTTTGACAGGGGCGTCCGAGGGGGCCTCGGTAGCGCAAGTTTATGGCCGAATGCGGATTGGCGGTCAAGTTATTTGGGCGTCGCAGTTCAAAGAGGGTGTTGTGGCCTCGGGCGGGGGCAAAGGTGCGCCACCGCAGCCTAAAACATTGACATATAATTACACGGTCAGCTTGGCGATTGCCCTGTGTGAAGGGGTGATCACACGAGTTGGTCGAATTTGGGCCGACGGGATCGAGATTTCGCGCGACGATCTAAATATGCGGGTGTATTCTGGGTCAGAAGATCAAATGCCGGATTCTAAGATCGAGGCGATTGAGGGGGCGGGACACGCCCCTGCGTATCGCGGCATTGCCTATGTAATGTTTGAAGATTTGCCAATGGGGCAATTTGGCAACCGGATACCGCAATTCACCTTTGAAGTGCTGCGCCCTGCACAAGATGAGGACGAAGGTGACATTGCGCAGGCCGTTTCGGCCGTTGCTTTGATCCCTGGCACTGGCGAATATGCGTTGGCGACAACGCCGGTGCATTATTCATCGGGGTTTGGTGTGAACCGTACAGCCAATATGAACACGCCTTCGGGCAAAACCGATTTCGCGACATCTGTAGAAGCGATGGATGAAGAACTGCCCAATTGTGGCTCGGTTTCATTGGTGGTTTCCTGGTTTGGCGATGACTTACGCTGCGAGGATTGCAATATCCAGCCCAAGGTTGAGCAGATTGTCGATGACGGCACGGGGATGCCCTGGTCCGTTTCAGGTGTGTCGCGGGCCTTGGCTGAGGAGATTCCAAAGGTCGATCAGCGTTCAATCTACGGCGGAACACCAACGGATCAATCTGTGATTGAGGCAATTACGCATTTGAACGGGATCGGCAAGGGTGTGGTTCTTTATCCGTTTGTTCTGATGGATCAGATCGAGGGCAACGTCTTGCCAGATCCTTATTCAGATGAGGTAGGCCAAGCTGTGCTGCCATGGCGTGGGCGCATTACCCTTTCGGTTGCTCCTGAGAAAGACGGTGGCCCTGATGGCACGGTAGCAGCAGAAGACGAGGTTGCTGCATTCTTTGGCATGGCGACTGCAGCGGATTTCACCCCGACGGCCAATGGTGTGATCTATAGCGGTCCAGCGGAGTGGTCGTATCGACGTTTTATCCTGCACTATGCACATCTTTGTGCAGCTGCAGGTGGGGTCGAGGCGTTTTTGATTGGTTCTGAATTGCGCGGGATGACACAGATTAGGGGGGCTGCAGGCAGCTTCCCCGTGGTCGAGGGGTTGCGGATTTTGGCAGCTGATGTGCGTGGTATTTTGGGTGTCGGAACCAAGATTTCCTATGCAGCCGATTGGTCCGAGTATTTCGGATATCAGCCACAAGATGGCAGCAATGATCGGTTGTTCCATCTGGATGCGCTATGGGCGGATGCAAACATAGATTTTATCGGCATTGATAACTACATGCCTATGTCCGATTGGCGCGACGGCTACGACCATCTGGATGCGGCTGCGGGTTCGATCTATGATCTTGATTATCTGAAATCAAATATCATGGGTGGCGAGGGTTATGATTGGTATTACCACTCACCAGAAGCACGGGCCGCGCAAATTCGCACGCCAATTAGCGATGGAGAGCATGGGGAGCCATGGATCTATCGCTATAAAGACCTCAAAGGGTGGTGGTTAAGCACCCATCATGAACGTATTGGTGGGGTAAGACAGAGCGATCCAACTGATTGGGAAGCTGGTTCAAAACCGATTTGGTTTACGGAACTTGGCTGTGCTGCCGTTGATAAGGGCACCAACCAGCCCAACAAATTTGTTGATCCCAAGTCGTCGGAATCCAGCCTGCCACGCCATTCGAATGGCACACGGGATGAGCTGATACAGGTTCAGTATCTGCGGGCGATGCATCAGTTTTGGACAGACCCCGAAAACAATCCGGTGCACGATGAAACTGATGTGAAAATGTTGGATATGGAGCGCGCCCATGTTTGGGCATGGGATGCGCGTCCGTTCCCGTACTTCCCGAACAATCAAGACCTATGGACCGACGGCGAGAATTATGCGCGTGGTCATTGGATAAATGGACGTACTGCGGCGCGGTCTTTGGCATCGGCTGTTGCTGAGGTATGTGAGCGGTCGGGTGTTGTGAATTATGACGTGAGCCGCCTGTTTGGATATGTACGTGGTTATAGTGTTCCGGCAATTGACGGCGCGCGGTCAGCTCTGCAACCCCTGATGCTGGCCTATGGGATCGATGCAGTCGAGCGCGACGGTGTTTTAATATTCAAAAACCGTGACGGGCGTGAAACGGCGACTGTACTGCCCGAAAAACTGGCAGTGGCGGCAGAAGCCAGCGGTTTGATCGAAACAGTACGCGCTCCATCTGCCGAGGTGGCCGGGCGGATCCGGTTGAACTATGTCGAGGCCAATGGTGATTATGAGGTGCGGGCGACCGAAGCAGTTTTTCCGGATGAGGCGACGTTTGGGGTTTCACAATCAGAACTGGCGTTGTCTTTCACTGCTGCTGAGGGACGCGCCGTGGTGGAGCGTTGGTTGGCTGAATCGCGGATTGCACGCGATGGCGCGCGTTTTGCGCTGCCGCTTTCGGAACTGGCGATTGGCGCCGGTGATGTGGTGCGATTGCCTAGCGAGGATGGTGAAGCGCTGTATCGGTTGGACCATGTGGAGCAATCTGGAGCGCAGATGATTGAGGCGGTTCGGGTCGAAACGGGGGTTTATCGGCCGAGTGACCGCTTGGAAGAAGATACCACTGTGCGCCCCTTTACGCCAGCAGTACCGGCCTATCCAGTATTCCTAGACTTGCCGTTGATGCGCGGTGACGAGGTAGAGCATGCGCCGCATGTTGCTATCACCGCGACGCCTTGGCCAGGGCCAGTGGCGATTTACAGCTCCTCAACAGACGAAGGTTATAGTCTGAACCGTTTGGTGGAGGCCTCTTCTATCATTGGCCTGACGGCAACGCCTTTGGCGGCGGCGCGCCAAGGTATGAAGGACAATGGGCCGGCACTTCGTGTGACGGTCTTTGGCGGAGCATTGTCGTCGGTTAGTTGGGCAAATGTGTTGAATGGGGCAAATCTGGCGGCCATTGGTGATGGGTCCAGCGAAAACTGGGAGTTGTTCCAGTTTGCGGACGCGACTTTAGTGGCCGAAGACACCTATGATTTAACCTTACGGTTGCGGGGCCAAGTTGGCTCAGACGGGATAATGCCTCAGGAATGGCCCGTTGGCAGTCAATTCGTTTTATTAAACGGTGTGCCTGGACAGGTGGACATAGCCGCTAGTGAGCGTGGATTGTCACGACATTACCGGATTGGGCCTGCGGCGCGAAACTATGATGACCCGGCCTATATCCATCTGCAATCTGCGTTTCAGGGGATCGGTTTACGACCCTATTCGCCCTGCCATTTGCTGGCCGTTGGCAATTCCGGGTCTGATATTGATGTTTCATGGATCAGGCGCACGCGGATCGATGGGGACAGTTGGGAGTCTGTTGAGGTGCCTCTGGGCGAAGCTGGCGAAAGCTATCTGGTTCGCGTGATGGATGGGGGTACCGTGGTGCGTGAAACCACCGTGGGGGGGGCAAATTGGACGTATCTGGCCACGGATCAGGCGCTGGATGGCGTAATGGCCCCATTTCAAATCGCAGTTGCGCAAATATCCAACCGATTTGGGGCAGGGGTGTTTGAAGTGCTCGAGGTTGCAAGTTAA